TCATCCCCTGGATACCACCTTGGTCAAGAGCCTGGCGCGATACTATGTGATACAAGATGGAAATTTTGCCAGTGAGGGATTCAGCCAGACCTGGCAACCACATCTATGGCGCATCAAGGCCACGCCCATGGTCAATGCACAAGAATACAGCCAGATTGTTGATCAGCCATTCATGCCTGAAAACATCTGGGATCCTGGTAATTTTTATCCCGCAGGTGAAATAGTCAACAACGGTGGTACCTATTATCAGGCAGCCCAAAACGTTCCGCCAGGCACAGACATTTCAAACCCAGCATACTGGACCGAAATCACTGATCCGGCCACGGTTGGCGATCGTATGAGTACCCGTCCCAAAGACTTGGCCATCAACGATGCATTGCTACTGCAGGCGCAGGCAGATGTGCCACTCAGCGGCTATGATGTTACCAAATTTTATATTTTGCCCACCGAAGGTGGACAGCCTGCTAGTTCTGGATTGGTTACTTCAAACGACACCACCGATTCTGACAGTAATGCGCCCGGTGAGGGTGTTACTCCTAAGAGCTTTGGATATACCATGGGATACCTTACTGGTGATCAATATGCTCCCAATGGTTTACCAGTCACTCCAGGGGTGAGTTTCCCTCCAAATCCTGCCGCAGGAGATTATGCTCTACGACTGGATTATTTCCCCAATCGCTTGTTCCGTTATAATGGCGCAAGCTGGGTCAAAATTGAAGACAATGTGAGAACCGATCTTGACTTGGCAGCCGGCGCACTCACACAACGTGCCAGCTTTGTCAACAACACCTACACAGTATCTACCACAGACCTAGGCAATATACCCAGCCGTCAGAGCCTGTCCGAAATACTCAAACCACAGGCCGACAACGGTGACCAAGGTGGCAACAAACCACCAAATCCAAGACCGCCAGGAAGATAACAATGGCTCAGTTTTTTTACGACGAACAAATACGAAGATTTCTTTTGCAATTTGCAAGAATCTTTTCAAACTTTGAAGTGGCCTATGGTCGCAATCAAGCTGGAATCAACGACACCCTGGTGCGTGTTCCTGTGCGGTATGGGGACAGCAGCCGCCAAGCGCAAACTATACTGCAGGAAAATTCTGCCAACGACATGCCAGCTACACCCTTGATGACTTTTTATATCACGGCCCTGGAGTATGACCGTCCTAGGATGCAAGAGCCATACTTTGTCAGCAACATTCAGGTCAGACAAAGAACCTATGATGCTGACACAGATACCTATGAAACCACACAAGGCAATGCGTTTACCATAGAACGGCTAATGCCAGTGCCTTACAAACTGACCATAAATCTAGATATCTGGACCTCCAACACCAATCAAAAATTGCAGATTCTGGAACAGATCTTGGTGCTTTTTAATCCAGCTTTGGAAATACAGAGTACCGACAACTACATAGACTGGACCAGCATGACTGTGTGCAATCTAGAGCGGGTGAATTGGAGCAGTCGTGTCATTCCCATAAATGCTGAAAATCCCATTGATGTGGCCACGTTGACATTCAGCATACCTATCTGGATCAGCAGTCCTGCCAAGGTCAAGAAACTGGGCGTGGTCGAACGTATTGTGGCTTCAATATTTGATGCCAACGGAGACGCAAACAATGCCATACTTGACAATGATTTGTTGTTGGGCACACGACAGGTGTTTACTCCGTATGCCTACCAGGTGTTGTTGGTAGGTGGCAAACTGCAGGCCCTGAGACCACCGCAGGTCATAGATCAACCCAACACCAGCCTAGCGCCGCCAGAATCGCCGCCTAGCAACCTGTTATGGGAAGCAGTGGTGGGTGAATTTGGTACCTTGAGACCCGGAATCAGTTATATCAAGTTAGAGCAACCAGACGGAACCGATGTGATTGGTACAGTGGCATTTGATCCTACCGATGATAGGTTCTTGTTGTTTACCGTAGATGCAGATACTATTCCAGCCAATACCCTTGATCCGGTTGATGCAGTTATAGATCCTTTGCGATCGGGGCCAGGAGCTGGGCTAGTACCTGCAGCCCTAGGACAAAGATATCTGTTTACCGAAGACACCGGATCTTTTGACCAAGGCAGTGCAGAAGCCTGGCAAGGAACAGCAGGCCAGCCTTTGGTGGCTCGAGCCAATGACATTGTTGAATATGATGGAACTCGATGGCAGGTTTCTTTTGACTCGACCTCAAGTCCAGATAATATACAGTATGTTACAAATATCACAACAGAAATACAATACCGATGGACTGGGCAGGCATGGGTCAAATCATATCAAGGTTTATATCCAGGAGGCACATGGAGTCTAGTGCTGTAAATGCTGTAGGCGTGTGGTTTTACTCTGTGGCCACTGGCAGGTATCTGTATTTGATGCGCAATGATCCCAAACACCCAGGAGCCTGGGGCTTGCCTGGCGGGCGCATAGAATCTGGAGAAAGTTTACGTGATGCCATGTTTAGAGAATGTCAAGAAGAACTAGGATTTGTTCCTGACTTCATGCGTCTGTTGCCCATAGAAAAATTTACCACTGTGGACGGAGGATTTGTGTATCACACATTTTATTGCAGTGTTGATCAAGAATTTATTCCACAGCTCAACAAAGAACATCTTGGATATGCTTGGATAGATTCGGGCACATGGCCCAAACCCATGCACCCAGGATTATGGTCAACTGTGAATTTTGATGCGGTTCAATACAAAATACAGGTCATTGAACAAAATATTCAAACATCGCAGTAGGTAATAAAATCGCGATAGGTCATGGTTTGAGTGTTGGTGGGTTCTAACCAGCAATCAAACATGTTGGTTGATTCGCCAACAAAGAAAAATTTAGTTCCAGAATAGGCATCAACTACTGATCTTATTTGATCCTGCCAGTTGGGATGTTCTACCCCAGTGTCTCGATTGTATCCCAGTAAAAAAATTTCTTTGTGGCCATCAAAGGCTGCCAAATATAGCAACAAAGCTATGTCCAGAATTCTTGGAAAAAGCGGTACCAGGTAAAATTCGCCTGGATTGTTAATGCAATTTTTTGATGTGGTGTAAACAATATTTTTTTCAGCGTAGCCAGAGTTTTTGATCACGTCTAGATTTTGAAAATTGGTTTCCACTGCAAAATCCAATTGCATGGTTTGAGCTATGTTTCCTGTGCCATAGGTCTGAAGTTTTTTAGAACTTAAAAGGCCGCCACGATGTCGTTGCAACTTGGTATAATCAAAACTTCCTAGATCAGTGGTGCTACCAATGCAAGCGGCGCGGCCACTGATATGATGATTTTCAATTGGATTGGCAATCCATTCTCGGGTTTGAGTTTTTTTACCGCCAGACCATCGGCTTTCTATCACTACAAATTCGCCGGCATAGTCCGATCTAAATCGGGCCTGCATCAGAACCTTCCTACAGCTATTTCTATTTTACCAATGTCTTGGCTGTCGTAATCTTCCAAGGCTTTGCCAATCACGCAACCAGGTTGATAAAGGGCTGGATCTATTCTGGTAGCCACTGCACGTATGTCACTAGATACCAGCACATCGCCCTTCTTGATCGTTCCTACCACATAACAAGGAACACGTCCTGTTAGTGCCACTGGATAAACACATTCACCTTGCAATTCTGCATTCATCAAATAACTGGGTTTACTGGAAATTACGCCAGCTACTCGAGTGCTATGGCTGGTTGTGGTTTGTTGTATTTCTTTTTCGCCACTAAATTCTACTACTTGACCAGCCTCTAATCTTTTGTCTGCTTCGTAATTTTCTGCCAAGTCTGCATACTGGGCCGATGTGGCTCGTGCAAATATGGTGTTGAATGTGGCACCGCTGGCTCCAATGTTACCTGTGCCGCTGGCTTGACCATTTCTAATGTCGGTGTTGACCACTACCACACCAGTTCCGTTTGGAGACAGGGTGATATTGCCGTTGCTGCTGGTGATTATTGTCAATGCGGAACCATCCACAATGTTGCCAGTGATACTGATATCTCCGGCCGTGGTAATTGCTCCAGTGGCACTGACAAGTCCAGCTGTTCTTAGATTGCCACCTTGAATGTTGCCAGTAACACTGAGAATACCAGCAGGAATGTTGGTTTGTCCGGTTCCGTTTGGGTTTAAATTAATATTACCATTAGAAGCGGTGTTTATCCAAAGCTCGCCACTGTCAACAATGTTGCCTGTAAGGTTAATATTACCACCCGACACATTACCGGTGGCGGTAATTAAACCTGCTGTGTTGATGTTTCCGCCGGTGACATTGCCGGGTGTACTTAGTGATGCTGGAGAAAAACTGCCAACAAACAATCCTCCGCTGGCAATTACGTTGCCGCCTGTGATATTACCGCTGGCCGATATACCGGTTGTTCCGTCTAAACTTAATGGCATTTTTGATCCTTTTACTCTATATTTAGTTGCTGTATAATCCTTAGGTGCCCGAATAGGTGTACAATATACTTGCGTCCGGAACTGTGATATTATAGCCATCATTGATCGTCACTGGCCCAAAAATCACTGCATTTACCGCATTGGCCACGGCCACATTGGCTGATAAAGTCTTGGGTCCTGCAAATGTACCATACATGGTCAAGCTACCCAAATTAATAACCACGGTGTTTGCCTGCCCGGTTACGCCCATGGTAATATTGCCCGAAGCCACTGGTATGCTGATACTGGTAGCGCCATTGGCAATACCGTTGCTGGAGCCAGCTGAAAGTCCTGTTAAGAACGCACCGTTTCCGTAATAAAAACTGGCACCAATATTGCCGCTGAAGTTGGCTGTTTGATTGGTACTGTTCAAGGTAAACATCACATTGGTAGTGCCGGCGGCGTTTTGATAGAAGGTACGGAAGGTATTGCTATTGTCAACGTCTAGATTCCAGGTACCATTGCCTTGTCCAGTTAGGCCACTGACGCCGGTCCAGGCTAGACTTATTTGCCCACCCTCGGGAGAGCCCGAGTATGAATCCACAATCATCTGGCCATTGGCTCGTATATACCCGCCATTGCTAATAATAGCTCCGCCAGCAGACACAATACCGCTGGTCAGCATGTTGCCCCCAGTAATGTTACCTGTGGCAGTGATCAATCCACCAGTGGTGATGTTGCCGCCGATCACATTGGCTGCACTGGTAATAGTTGACGTGGCTGAAATTAATCCACCTGTTAACACATTACCACCAGCAATGTTGGCAGCCGAAGTTATTGTACTTGTGGCTGATATTAAACCAGCAGTTAATAGATTGCTACCTTGGATATTACCAGATGCACTTATAACTCCGGATATATTGAGTCCGGCAGTGGTAAACACAGCCACATTGGATGTACCACCAACGCTGACATTGGCATTGCCGCTGGCAGTTTGAATTTCAATGCTGGTATTTCCGTTGATAATACGGTCACCTAAAATGTTACCACTCAAAGTAGCATTGCCAGCAACGCTGAGATTTCCACTGATCAATGCATCTGCTACTATAGAAAGGTTACCACCGGTAACATTACCTGTAGCTGATATCAGACCACCTGTGAGTATATTACCACCTGTAACATTGGCTGCACTGGTTATCGTTGATGTGGCAGATATCAGACCTGCTGTTAACATGTTACCACCAATGACATTGCCACTTGTACTGGCAAATCCTGTGATCTTTAGACCACCTGTGCTGAATTCTGCCACATTGGCTGTACCACCAACCCCTACCGTGACATTGCCGCCTGAACTGACTACTGTGACGTTGCTGGTGCCATTGCTGATGTTGGCAGTGCTGACACCTGTCACTGCTATGGTCACTGTTTTACTGGTGTTGTTGCCGGTAATGGCTATGTTGTTGCCGGCTGTTAGTGTGAGCACATCGCCCACTGTGTTGGCTAATACTGCTGTGCCATTGGCATACACGTTGCCAAACGCAAAGGCTGAATTCTGTTCAAAAGTCAGTGCTGTGGTTCCAATGATGATGGGATTATTGGTGGTCAGTTTCCACTGTGTGTCTTTGTAGACCGTGCCTTCGGTGACCATGACTATGGTACCGGCCTGTAGTTCTCCAGTGGCATTGGTATCAGTACTGCGTATCCAAGTACCGTTGGACCCGGTTCCTACTATATCAACTTCATAGATTCCGTTTTGACTACCGGTCGACTGCCCGTTGACCAGTACTCTATCGCCTATGGTAAGATTAACACTGTCGACTTGGTTAGGTGCGCCGCCAGACAAGGTCACGTTGGCTACTGAAATTACCCTGACTGCTTGTTTGTAATCAATGTCACTTATCTGTTCTGCTCTAAGTCTTGTTAATCCCATGGGTTTACCTGTTTATGACATATTTAGCCAAAAAAAATAGGACTGCTAAAGTCCTATTTTTTGATACTGCCAGGGTTAGAAGCGGCCAACTACTACTTCAATGACTGCGTCACCGTTGCTATCAGCCAGGGCCTTGCCTATCACTGTGCCTACTTTGGGATCTGCTTCGGCTCTTGCAGTTCCGTTGCCTGCCGAAATCATCAAGTCTCCCTTGCGCACCGTGCCGGTTACCTTGCATGGTACACGACCTGTGAGTGCTACGGTTGCTACATAATCAGATTCGAGTCCGCCGTTCATAATATAGCTAGGATTGGTTGAAATCACCCCTGCCACACGCTGACAAGCATCATTAGAGCATATTGTAATTTCAGCTGATCCACCAAACATCACAACTGTGCCAGGAGCATAGTCAGCATCAGCAGTGTATTTCTCTGCCAAGTCAGCGTATTGTGCGGAAGTGGCTTTGGCAAATATGGTATTGTAACTCAGTGTAGCACTACCAATATTGGACGTGGCATTAGCAGTTGGCATGATGTTGGCGCTGGTGTTGATGTTGCCTGTTCCGTTGGGTGTGAATACAATGTTGGCATTACTGGCTGTGGTACGTATGTCCAACTGACCAGAATCTTCTATGGCACCGCTGATCAAAAGATTTCCACCGGTGATGTTGCCTGTGCTCACAGTTAAACTTGTACCAGTTAAGGCCGCACCTGTAATGGCACCAGTGGCACTGATCAATCCGCCTGTTAGAATATTACCGCCGGTGATGTTGCTTGTGGCACTGAATGCGCCGTTGACCAACACACTGGTGTTGCTGGCCAATAACACGTTGGCATTGCCGTTGACACTCATGTAGGTCTGACCTGTGCCGTAGATACCAATGGTACTTGTTCCGCTGGTAATGGCACTGACATCTACGTTGCCCACGTCAATGTTGGCCTGTGTAACTCCGTCAGCTAGATAAACCACAAACACGTTGGCTGGATTCTCTTTGAGAATCAAATTGCCCAAATAAATCGAGTTGCCACTCACAAACAAGTTGGCCCAGCGATTGGTAGCATTGCCCAAGGTAGAAACATTGTCTGTACTGGGGATCAAGTTGCCAGTGACCGCAACGGTTGCTGATGTGTCAGATATTTCAATCACTGCATTACCGCTGGTATTACTGATCGCTGTAACTGTGGTTGTGGTAGTAATCTGTCTGACATCAATCACGTCACCGCTTAGAGGAGCTTCAGTGAATGTCAATGTAGTTGTAGATACCGAGTAAGCCAAAGTTGGAATCTGCACAACACCGTTGATGCTTACAATACAACTATTGGTTGTTTGGCTGGATCCAAGTGTAAATGTCACTGTTGATCCATCACCGTTGAACTGCTGATCAGCAATGACCGTGAATGCCGGAACGCCCACTGACTCCCATTCAGTATTGTTGTATATTTCCAAGGCATTGGTGGTGGTGTTGAAACGCAACATGCCTGTGACACCTGTGGCCGGGCGCTGTGCTGTGTTGCCCACTGGAGTCTTGATTGAGGTTGTGACAGCAAAGTTCACTATGGCATTGGTAACCTGTGTGGAGCTACCAAAGCTGGCTGTGCCTGTTCCGGCATCCACATAGAACACGTTGGCCAGGGTATCGCCATCTACTGCAAAGTCTGTGTCAATGTCAGAACCATTGATGGTAATACGACCTGCGGCTGGACCATCTATAATACCCGTGGTCAGTATTAGGTTAGCACCAGTGATGTTGCCTGTGGCTGTGATCAATCCACCGGTTAATACATTACCACCTGTGATATTGGCTGCACTGGTAATTGTGCTAGTTGCACTGATCAGACCACCAGTGAGTACATTACCACCTGTGATGTTGGCCGCAGAAGTAATTGTTGAAGTGGCTGAAATCAGTCCACCTGTAAGCAAGTTACCACCTGTGATGTTGGCTGCAGAAGTAATTGTTGAAGTGGCTGAAATCAGACCACCAGTGAGCAAGTTGCCGCCGGTGATGTTACCGGTAGCTGTAACTACTCCAGCGGTTGTGAAGTTACTGCCTGTGATGTTGCCGTTGGCAACTACAGCGTTGCTGGTTTTATCAAAGGTAAATCCAGGACTGCCTGCCAACAGGTCGTTGTCATTGAATTGAATGTTTGTGTTGGCTCCACCAGCGTCAATGTTACCGCTGATGTTGGCAAATATGTTGTTGGCATAGATATTACCAGTACCACTAACTATGCCACTGCCAAACAACAAGTTACCGCCTGTGATGTTGCTGGTTGCAGATATTAATCCACCTGTAAGCAAGTTACCACCTGTGATGTTGGCTGCACTGGTGATTGTGCTAGTTGCACTGATCAATCCACCTGTCAATAGGTTACCACCAGTGACATTACCGGTGGCAGTTACTAACCCACCTGT